TGTTTGATCTTGTCATAACATTACTTAACAGGCTAAGTCCCTGCATTACAAAAGGCATCCATGATAAAAGACTCATTTAAAAATAGCCGGGTCTTTGCCCGGCTTCCTCCTTTCTTAAATTCTTTCGATGCCGGGAATGCTGTAAATTGGCATTTCCCTGAACCACGATTCGTTGAACCAGAAGTCACAAAGGAACTGGTGACTTACTTCGCTTGTCACCGCTATTGTTCGGTCGATGTTTTCGCGGCCTTCCTGAATCCACTCCGCCGACAGTGTCGGTAACTGGTTGTAGTCGTCCGCATAGTGCCATGCATCCAAGCTGGTTTTGTAGTTTGAACGCATTTCGCCGGTCACATAGGACGGTTTATATCTGTAGTCGGCCCAGCACTCTTGGTAGCCGAATATCTCGTCGTCTTTTTGTGTGCCCTGTGCGTAAATTTCTCGGTTATATACTGGCTGTTCTCCGAGTGCCGCAAGTCGCGGGTCGTAGTATGTGAATCTGCCGCCGCGTGTCCACTTGGTCGCGAGTCCCTGCTGGTAGCTGTGGTCTACTCGTATCACTGCCAGACCGATGATATGCCCGTACTCCGTTGCCGCGTAGTCTACCATCTGTTTGCTACAGGTCGTCAGACTGTATGCCGCTGTGTTGCCCAGTGCCTGACCGGTCTTCGTGTCCGTCTGACTTGTCTGGATGACCTGATTGACATTGATAGCGATTCTCTGACCGCCGATGTACTCCGGAATCTGGAGACGGCTGTCCGGACTCGTCACCCCCCACGTACCGGAAAGAAATTCGCGGTATCGCGTGCCATTTCTGGCATCGGCCTCGAAGATGTGTTGCAGTGCGATGGCCTGCCGTAGGTCGTTTATGCTGATAGCATCTGCTGCGGAGAGGTCTGCTTGTAAATAGTAGTAACCTCCCTGCGTTTCGCTGTCGCCGTTTCTTCCTGCAACTCGTATTGCATCTTTGTTGTTTCTTTGGTCGTTACTCATTGATGGTTCTAATGTGCCTCCGGTGTGTAAGTAATTTCCCAAAGTTAAGTCGTAACTTACTAGTTTTTCTCCTTCGTAGTCGTAGCCCTTTATTGGTGCTGTTCCTGTGAGTCCGATGTTTACCGTCTCTTGATTTTTAAATGGCGAAGGGAGACAGCTTGTAAAATAATCATGGAACTTGCCAGCTCGTGCCGGTTTCATCGCGTATAGCGTTGCCTCGTTCGTGTTGGTCGTTTTTTCGATGGCGTTCGCGCTTGACGTCTCTTTGCTGGCGTCTGCGTTCGTGCCGCCGTCATCTGACTTTTTGTAGCCCAGCATTAATGGTGCTTCAAGATTTTCGTCTCGAAACCACTCGTTGTAGATCATCGCATAGGCTCTTGCCGGAAGTGCGTTTACTTCCAGCGCGTTGGTTACTTCGGTAGGAAGTCCGAAATAGTCACCAATGCTTCCGTTTGCGAGGCCGCTCGTGCCGCCGATGGTGCATTTCGGTGTGCTGTACTCCGTTTTTTCTTCCCAGTAGTCTGTATCATTTTCGCCGAACATATTCTCAAAGTGTTCCCACAAGAGTCTGCTCGGTACGAAAAAGAAATATGTGTCCATGTAACAGTTATCCATAATAGGATAGATAGGAGTACTCATACGAATGAGGCCGTTCAGCTGTACTCTCGCGGTATCACCTGGAAGCACCTCATCCATATAGATAGGCACTAGCTCACCTTCGTTGATGGTCGTCAACAGCTGGTGCCCGCGGTCAAATTTAGAACGCGGTCTTTGCATTCGCGGTACTTGCGCGAAATGTGACTCACTGTTTCGGTTTATCGTCGTTCACCTCTTTCTGTTTCTCTTCCTGCTTCGGCGGTTCGGCTTTCTGTGCCTGTTTCAGCTCTTCCAGCGTTTCCGCTGCCGCCTGTGCTTTCTCGTGCATCGTTACCACGTCTTTCGGCATGTTTTCCAGCGGCGTGCCCTCGGTGTATACCATGCTCTTCGCCTTGATACTTACGTCGCCAGCTTCCAGCCGTGCTATTGCGCTTGCGAGGTCATAGCCCTCTCCGGCCCGCTGGATTTTCTCGTACACATTTTCTTCCGGTTGCTCGATGTACTCGGTTGTTCCGTTTGCCCGCTTCACGGCTTTCCATGTCGGTGCCATCTCTGAGCCTGCTTTGTTCGGCACTCTCTCGGTCGGCATTCCGAAAAACCTTACGTTAGGACTTGCCATTGTCAAACTCCTTTTTCAGGTCGGTTAGCTTGCACAGATGTTTCGGACTTGCTTCGTACATCTCGCCGGTTTCGGTGTCGAAGTCTCCCATCTCCACCAGAGAGATGTCTTCGATTTCCTGCGTCTTGGACTCGTCTGCTTTCCACTTTGCCGTGCGGATTGCCTGTGCCCTGTTCTGCTGAAGGAACGGATTGCTGTAGCCATTGGTCACACTGTCGTGAAAGCTATAGAATTTGAGTTTCATTCTTTCCACCTTGCTCTTTCTTTTCGCGTGTCGATATGTGTGAATGTCCAGTAGCTTCCTATGCCGTATTTGTCCCGGTATTTATGTTTTAGGTACTGTTGCACCTTATTAGCCGGAACTCCTTTTACTCGAATGTCAGCCGCCGTGCCCTTTGTGTGTTGTGAGTTTTTCACACCGCCGACTTTCGCGTTATATTCTGGTGTTCTGTAGCCACTGGTAATTATTACAGGTGCGTTGAAGTGCTCTCTTACATCTTCCAGCACTTCTATTAGCTCTGAGTCTATGATAATTTTGTCGCATCTGCCGTCTTTTTGTGCAAATTCTCTAATTTTGAAATGTGCGCTTACTTGGTGGGTGCCCTGATAAAATAGGCTGTATTCATTCAGCACTCTTACTCCTCGCTTTCGTCTTCGTCTGCGTCCTCTGCGTCCTTCACGACTGCATGGTAAATCTTGTCTACCATGGCCAGAATTTTCATCAGGATACTCATAGTTTCCTTAAAGTCCATTGATTCAGCTCCTTTCTTTGTTCCGTGTCGATCATTACAGCCGGATGCCACCCCGGCTGACCTTCGGTCGGACGTTGATGTTTTTCGTCCGCTTCGCAGTCTGTGTAAACCGCCGCTGGTCGCCACGGCCTGCACCGCTACGATGTGCCATTAAATCATCTCCTTTCTTATGCTAATTTTATAATAAAAAAGAGGGCCCGTCAAGCCCTCTTTTCTACGTCTATAATTTCCTATATGTCGTTGTAATAGCCTATTTTGTTGTGGAGCCTTACGTCGTACAGCATTTTAATTCTCCTTTACTGTGAAACACGCTGCCACTCTGCGTATTTGATACAGTGAATAAATTCCCGGGTTCTCTTTTGCGTATTCTTTCAGTTCTCGCTTTGCGCCTTTCGGTTCTTCTTCGAACCGTTTAATGATGTGCGTTTGCCCGTTGCTGTCAAGTACCCGGATTTCATATATGTGTAACATAGTGTTCACCTTTCCTTTCTGTGATTATATTCTACCATATTTCATCAAAAAAGTCAAGGTTTTTTGCAAAAAAAGTTTAAATGAATTTTGCATTTAAGGCCGTCCGGTCGGCTCTGGTGAGCCGACGCAGAGAGGACGGCGCGACGTTTAGGCTAGATTCCGGACTGCTCCTTTATTGGCTCACGCCACTTTTGTTTCTGCTTGTCCTTCTCCTTCTGGATTTCGAGGTATGTCGAGTACGGTACGCTTGTGTTTTGCTCAAGGTTTACGAGGCTCAGCACTGCGTTTCTCCTTCGTTTGGCTCTTACCTCTCTCAGCTCGTCAGAATGGGCCTTGAAGTAGCTCTCAGTGTCTTGGCTGGTATCTTTATCGAGTAGCTTATCAAAGTATCTTGGCGGCCTTTTCTGTCGTCCCCCAGCGCACGTTATGTTATCGGTCTTTAGTATCTTGCTCATGTGTTCTTTAAGATACTTCTCCCCGATGCCTTTTGACATGATTCTAAATTCCGGTTCTCTGCCTTGCATCCAGTACTTTGCATTCTGCTCTGCGCTGATCGCCTTTTTGTTGACGTACTGCGCCACATACGCATATGAACCCGGTGCCGCTGGTGAGAAGTCTACAAAGCCTTTTCCCCATAGGTTTGTCAGCCACTCGCTCTTGAAGTATGAGTTGCCTTTTTGGTTTTTGTACCACTGTCCATCCTCTGGCTTTAATCCGAAAAAAATTCCGTGATAGTGCGGTCTCTTCGTTCTGTCTCCGTATTCACCCGCTATGAAGTATTTTATTGGCTTCTTGTATGCCTTTCTCAGACGCTTTAGAAAAAGTTGTACGTCTCTTTTGCTTACCGTCTGAGACTGTATACTCTGGTAGCCTTTCAGGATTTCTCCATAAGGTATGTGTTCCTCGTCATACGTCATCGTAACAAAGATTACGTCTTCCCATTCTTTCGCCTCAAGCTCAATTCTCGTTGCCCATTGCTCGGCTGTCTGTTTTCGGCAATACTCACATTGCCCACAAGGTAATAACGCGAGGTTTCCTTTTTTGACGCCGTCCATGATGGTCGTTTCTAGGTTCTGTTTCTTGAGGTTTCTTAAACTCCCCCACATTCGCGGCTTTTTCTCGTTCATCACAAAAACATTTGGATTTGTACATGGCATATTATCTGGCCCAAGCTTACTTGTCTATCTTGGGCCAGTTGACACCTCCTTTCACTCTAAGTTGCGTGTGCGTGCGTGTTTCACGCGCGCGCGCGCAGATGCTGTTTACCTTTCGCTTTATTATATAACTTGTTGTAGTAGTAGTAGTAGTAGCGTTGATACTGTTGAAAACACTAATTTATAGCGTTGGCACGCATACTTATCGCCCCTTTTCCTGTTGAAAGTTTTGTTAAGAACTTGTTGAAATGTTGAAAACTCGTTTTTGTCCTCAACTATGGTTGTTTTTCCTGTTGAGAACTCTGTGGAAAATGTTGAAAATTAAAGTTTTCCACAATTTGTTTAATTGCCTGTATACCCTTTCATTGGGTCTAAGTTTGGCATTAGTGGAACATTCTTCAGATGATCGCTCCACTTTCTCGCTCCTTCGTCAACAGTTTTTCTCACGTTGTTGCCGAGGTCTTTGCCTGCGTTTAGGAGTTCGTCCCCGAGTTTATTGGCCATGTAGCTATAATCTGCCACTTGCTTTGCGCTTGACTGTGCAAGGGTCGTTGCCGCTTCATTCCAGCTTTTTGCCGAGTTGTATTGTTTTGCACTCGTGGCCTTTTTCGCCAGC